AGCCGTAGCTGCACTGATTCCACCTGCGTCTTCTGCTGTTACAACTGATCCGTAAATCACTGCTGCTGCACCATTTGTTGTAATAGTGTAACTAGCACCAGAAGGTGATCCAGTTACAATAAACGTATAGTGAAGCCCTGCTGCTGGAGCAGGAAGTGTTGAAGCAAACTCTGTCGCGTGGTTCAAGAAGAATACTGAACCAGTTTCAGCCGCACTAATAATATTAGTCGCTGCTACTACTTCCGTAAGATCTTTATAAAGTACAGTTGATAAAGTTGACAATCCTGAAACCGTCAATGCGTCATCAAATGTGACTGCACCAGTTACTCCTAGAGCACCTCCTACTGATAGATCTTCATCAAATACTACATTACCAGCATCGACCTTGATAGCTTCGATGTTAGCACCTGTAACATTGATATAAAGTCCATAACATCCTGCTACACAAGCTCCTGTAGCGTGTTCGATTGCCATCAAATTAGATGTACTTGAGATCGAACCTGTAGAAGTGATATTGAATAGATCTGCACCTGCTGAGAGGTTACCAGAGTGAGTGATGTCGATTGCTGCTCCTTCTCCTGAAGCTCCTGTTGCTGCTGAGTTAATCATAAGAGCTCTACCTGCTACGTTAGTACCCATAGTAAGGCTCATACAATCTCCTGTAGCTGCTCCTGTACCGTAATTAACCAAGAAAGCTGCACCAGTGTGAACCGAATCAATATCGAGTTCGATGATGTTTCCTGCACCTGTGTTGGTTACAGTTACATCAAGAACACCTACATCTCCATTCCCATCGAACTTAATGTCGATAAGATCAACTGTACGTGTTCCTGCACCGCCATCGATGTAAAGGAATTCTTCGCCTACTGCTGCATTCATATCTACACTGATAACTGAGCCAGCTCCATTACCGTCCATACTAAGGTCGATAAGTGAACCAGAACCAGTATTAGTGTCTGTGACATTTAAGAAAGCTACGTTTCCAGTACCATCGTTGGTAACAGAGATCAAATCAGCAGTCCTAGCTCCTGCACCTGCATCGAGCAATAGGAATTCTTCATCAATCGCTGCATTCATGTCTACTGCTAGACAAGCTCCACCACCATTTCCATCCATACTGATGTCTATCAAAGACCCTGTTCCTGTATTACTGTCTGTAATATCTAGGAAAGAAACATCACCGTCTCCATCATTAGTTACAACGATCAAATCAACAGTTCTAGTTCCTCCACCTGCGTCTAATACCAAGAATTCTTCACCGACAGCCGCATTCATGTCGACGTTCATCACTGCTCCTGTACCAATACCATCCATAGCTATATCGAATAGATACCCGCTTCCAGTATTCGTATCAGTAATAGAGAATAGGTCAACATTACCTGCACCATCGTTTGTAATCTCGACTAGGTTGACAGTACGAATACCACCACCTGCATCAAGAATCAAGAACTCCTCGCCAACGGCTGCGTTCATGTCAATATTCATTACAGCACCTCCACCAATACCGTCCATAGCGATGTCAAAGACATGTCCGCTACCTGTATTAGTGTCAGTTATTGAAAGGAAATCTACATTTCCACTACCGTCATTAGTGACTTCGATCAAACTAGCTGTTCTTGCTCCACCACCAGCGTCGAGTTCTAAGAACTCTTCACCTACAGCGGCGTTCATATCAACAGTAAATACTGCACCAGTTCCGACTCCGTCCATGTTGATATCGAATAATGAACCTGATCCAGTGTTAGAATCAACGATTGAGAATGCATCAACGTCACCATCACCATCATTCTTGATCTCAATCAAGTTTGCAGTTCTGGTTGCTGCACCTGCATCAATATAGATACATTCAGCACCTACCGCAGCGTTCATGTCAATATTGATAACACCTCCATCTGAACCGATACCATTCATCACTACTCCAATAACTGGTCCTGTACCAGTGTTAGTCGAAGTAATGTTAAACGCGCCAACATCACCATCTCCGTCGTGCTTAAGGTCCACTAGAACAGCAGTACGTGTACCGCCTCCACCGTCTATATAGATACCTTTTGCTCCGACACCTAAATTAAGATCAATATCGATACAGTTACCTGTAAAGGTAGTATCTACAGCTAGATCGAGCATATTACCTGTACCAGCTCCACTTTTTACGAGCTCGAACATATTCAATGCCCCTGCACTCGCGTCTGTCCATGTTGTTGCTCCTTCATCCATTGTGACATCTTGTCCAATAGAATAAGCCGCATCAAGCGAACCTGTAACTCCACCTCCACCTCCGTTCATTTTAACAGAGCTAGAGCCATCCCACCAGTACACATCTGTACCAATTCTGTGAATCAGATATGAACTTGTGTCTGTTGGTTGTACTGCTGTATTAAGCAGATAACCAATGTCTGTTTGTACCCCTGACGTAAAGTACGTCGCATTAGGGTAAGTATGATTTTTTGCCATTATATAATTGTTAGGGATAAAGGGGGAGGCTATCTTCCCGAAGGCTTACTGACTACATCCCATGTAGCGTCAACACCTCCCCTCAGTTAAATTTTTAAACACCTGTCGAACCAACAACACCTAGGTAATCAGTTGCTCCTTGTACTTGTACGAAGCGAACTTTTTCCCACATATTGTCTGTATCCTCGTCTGTGTACATCTTCATAGCTGGAGATACTTTCTGATAAGCTGTTAGCGAATGCCACATTTTATCAGTCATGAGATACCAAGCTGTAGTTGATTGAGAGTCCAATAGAGGCCATACAACTACTTGGATGTTCAAAGAGTTCAGGAAGTTCTTCTTACGATCTGCTGTTTCTGGACCGTCAGTTGAGTACACGAGTTCGTGTGCTTTCTTAGCTAAAGCTCTTGGTACTACCAAATAAGCGATATCTAAAGGCATAACGAGTCCTTCGTGGTCTTCTTGCTGTCCTAGAGCTACATAACCTAGATTTAGGTTAGTCTCTGTCAACGCTCCTGAGAGTAGGTTAGACTGAGTTGTTCCTGTATCACCTACGCTATGTGAAGCACTGAACAAGTAAGCTCCGTCCCAAGTTGTTGTGTCGTCGAATCCACCACTAATAACAGCTTGCATTAGATCGTCTTGTTTGTAACGAGCACGATAACCTGCTTTACGCATCATTTTCATAGTCGTTCCATAGTTTGAGAAATCCTCCATCAAAGCAGTGATTCCCCATTTTCTTTTGTATTCTACTGAAGTGTAAGTAACTGTCCCCAATTCTCTTGTAGTAGATGCTGGGTAAGCTGCTCCTTCTGCAACTTGTGGAATATCGCCATCAGATGTTACAACTGATTCTTTTTCATTCAGTCTATCTGGTGTCTCGATATTGAAAAGTTTAGATCCGATAGGAGTATATTTCTCATATCCAGAAAGATATTCTTTCTTCACGAGAAGGTCCACTTCACTAGGTTTTAAACCTGTAAACATTTTTTAAGGGTTAAATAATAATTAAGTTACACATTCATTCACAACTACCGCTACGTTTAGTCCATTAGTCGTGTCGAATTCTGAATAACCTGTTGCTGGGCGTACGATACGCATAAATCCATTAGTAGTATCGTTTTCGTCGATAGTTTGTGTAGAACCTGAAAGATCAAGTGTTACACGAGTATCAATAACTGATTGAGCTAGGTTTCCTGGTGTTGTTGCTGTACCTAGGAGTCTCATAAATGGACACCATATACCTTGCACCGTACCGTCTACACCTGCTGTCTCGTCTGATGCTTTAGTACATAGATACACTCTGTTTAAAGTAAGAGTGTCTGTATCTCCGTTAGCACCAAGCTTAACGTAACCTGGATTTCCATCGTCTGTTCTGAAGAGGTCGCCCACAGAGATTGAAGCTGTTGTTCCAGCTACAACGTCTTTTACGACACTTACTACAGCAGCATTTGGAGATATAGATCCGTCAAATTGAAAATTTGCCATATTTGCTTGTTAAGAAATATTATAGTCCTGGTAATTCCATTACTGGTTTACCGAACTGGTCTTTTTTATGTAATCCTTTCACCCTATCAATATCAGTGGCAAACTCTTTCTTATCAAGATGCTGTGAATCAGAATAATCACTCAATCCAGTTGTGATCGTTACCTCTTTTTTAAGAGGTTTCTCTGCTTCGCCACCGTCAGGAACGTAATCCCCTGTATTAGCGGCTGCTTTCTTCTGATTTACTATCAACGCTGCGTCTCTGATAGCATCTTCATCTCCACCAAGGATGTTTACTTTAGATTTGAATCTTTCGTATTCCTCGGTAGTGAACCCGTACTCTTTAGCTTTCGCCTGTAGAGTCTGTTCAGTGTTGAGTTCTAGGCTTTCTTTGATTGCCTTTGCCTCTGCTTTAACTCGTTCCTCTTCACGGATCTTTTCGACATCAACACTTTTATCCTCGACCGTCTTTTCTCCAACTATGAAATCATAGTCATCCCCGAATTTGGTCTTGAGATAGTTAGCAGTAGAAGGATCTTCTAAGAGCATATCCTTTACCTGTTGTCTTGATGTCTCACTAGATCGTGCTAATGAAACGAATTTGGAAGCGATAGACTTCTTCTCGTTACCGAGATTAGCAATCACTTGTCCTGCTGAACGCTTGTCATCTGAGCTTTCTTGCTTTGATGAGTCGTTTGTAGAGGTTTCTTCCTCTGTACCTTGAGCAGTGTTGACCACTTCATCGGTACTGTCTTCCACCTTGACCTCGACTTCTGTCTTGTCATCGGTTGAGACTGCGTCTGTGTCACCCATATTAAATGGTTAAGAACTAAAACAGCTTAAGAAGCTGATAAGAAGGCTTTTGCCCTCTCTATCAACCGCCTATTGCGTGTCTGATACCAGTGATTTCAAATATCTTTTCGCATCTTCCTTCTTCGAATCTCTTTTCTTTACAGCGTTTTCTCTAGCTTTTACTGCTGATTTCATGAACTCAATATAACTTCTAGCCAAGGTTAGCTGGCCCGCCAGGTATCCCTGGTTGTACTTGCCCTTGCGGTGCTTGTACAGGAGGTCTTGCTCCGCTTGTCGGAGTTTGTCCTCCCAAAACTTGAGCATTATCCTGTACTGGGTTGATCCCGCTGACTCCCTCAGCTCCTGCCATTCCTTCTTTGCGATCGGCAACAGGGATTGAGTTTTGTAATTGAGCATTTTCTAATGTGTTATTAATATGTTTATCCAAAGCTTTCTCAGCCTTCTTAGTAGCGTGCTTCTTGAAGAATGCACCGTTTTTGAATTGGATGTGTTTCTCTACCTCATCAACTGAATCTTCATCAGGTCTTAATTGTGGAGTAAGTCCCATCATTATCTGTTCATGTTCAGCATTGATTGCATCTAGCTCGTATCCTTCCCTTGCTACTGTTGGGAAGATGTCTTGTAATTCGTTATCTAATCCTAGATTCCTGAACTGCACTTTAATCAATTCAGGCACACTCATGTCTCCCAAAACATCTTTAACCATATTAGGATCAACCTGAGCTAGTGTTCCTATTGTTTGGAATACAGAACTAATCATCATGGTAAGCTTCTCAGTCTGGTCTCTCTTTAATTCCTCATCCTTTTGAGCTGGAATAACCTCTACCTCATGGTCATCGAACAACTTAGACACCTCTTCATTAAGAGAGAATTGTCCTCCAGCACCGAATCCTTGTACAAACTTAACTCCTGAATCATCGTTATCCTGTAAAACATCGTATCCTTTCACTTTAATATAATTGTATTTAGTCTCCTTACCATCCTTATACGGTTCAGCCAACTCATTTTTAATAAGTGAGACCATCTGATTAACTAGATAGAACTCTGTATCATAGATGTTTCTCTTGGTAGCTCCATCTATACTCTTATTAAGAGACTGCATTTTAGCTAATGTTTGAGTAGCTAATTGGTTAGGATTAGATTGTAAAGCTGTTGTGTCATCACTTGTAACCGAGATACGTGAGTTCTCTACCATCTGAATAACCGAAAGAACTCCTTGACTAACTCCTCCTCCTGCTCTTAGAGGCATAATATGATCTTGCAACTTACCTCCTGCTGGTCCTCGTACGGTGAAGATAGCTCCTGATTCTAACTCTTGTTCTTCTGCATTGAATCCAATATCACCATCTACTACTAATGCAGGTTGAACAGATAACATAATGTCGTCTATAGCTAAATTCATTATCTTTTCCCTAAACAGGTTGTAAGGCATGTTTAATCCTATCTCTCCTATTCCGTTGATAGAATCTAGTCTATGTATGTTCCTATACTGATGGAATGGTAATTGTTTATGACTCAATGGAATACCTTCTTTACTCTCGAATATCTTTATCCCTCCAGTAGCGTAACCTATTAATTCATCGTTTATAATGTCCCAGTATTCCAGAACCCATACGAATTCAACAGCTCCACTATTCTCCTCACTCTCATGTGGACTTTCCCACTCATCGTCTCCCCATATATTAGAGTTATCCCATGTACTAGGTTCGACTTTATCCATATTCTCCCATTTCTTCATCTTACCTACTGTCTTAAATGTATCTATATGATATATCCTTCGTCTAAAAACGTAAGGACATGAATTTAATCCTGTATGATCGTGTAATTGTTTATATCCTGGTGCTGGGAATAGATGTCTCCAGTCCACTTTCTCTGCTGAAAGTCCTGAATAACTCGTTCCTTCTGTACCATCCTTGAACTTACGCTTCCAAGTCTGAGGCATTAAACATAAACAACCACTACCAAATGCCGTAGCATCAGCGATTGCAGCCATTTTAACCGATTCTAGGTTGGAAGTGACCTTGTGATGATCAACTGCGCTCTGAAGCCCAATACAACCGTCTCCTGAGCCTGTAGCTCTCGCTTCTGGCAAAACCTTGAGATATTCGTTGTAACGTCTTATAACGTATCCCATTGTTTCAGGGAATCTATAAACTTGTTCACCTTCTTCACCTCTTGAAAGATGTCTTTCGAACTCATATAACCATAAATAACCCTTCTCTATTCGATCGAGTTCATCTTGTTTAGCATCCCAACAAGCTGTCCACCTTTTTCTGATTTGATCTTCAGTCATGTAACAAAGAATTAACAAATAAATGCTAATCTCTGTTAGTTTTCCACCTCCACAGAAGATTTACTGGACACATTATATCATACTTCCACTATAAAAGGAAGCTATTTACTAAATGCTCCATCATTGTACCTGATCTTAACTAAAGCATGAGTGTCTGTAGTGAGGAAGGTTTTTAATACTATAAGGTTTGGCTCACCCTTGACTATCTCTAGTCGTTCTATAGTGCAATAAGGGTTTTCTTTGCACCAACTCATGAAAGCCATCCAACGCTCTGACATTTTATAGGGTTATATTTCTAGGACTATACTTTGAGGATCTAATTGATTTAGGTGCGAAACTCTTGGGCATCGGTCTGAATACGAAATTCTTCTCTATTAACAGTCTGTGCATATCTTCTATTAGGTGATCGTCTTTATCTACTGGGTTAGGATTAGGATCTTTCTTATCCTTGGTCTTGCCTTGATACTCATCCCACACATAATTCTGCATCTCTTTAATCAATCCCTGACAATTAGAAAAGATATAAAACTCTGGCTCAACTATCATTTGACCGTTCCTTATCTGATACTTCAAAGCTTGATTCGTCTTCTTGATACATTCATGGAGCTTCTTGCTACCTCTTCTAAACTTTAGACTGTGATCTCCTAATCTATCAGCATAACATTTCTCTGTTGTTCTCTTATCAGTATTGAAAGCTGATGGGTCTATTAACCTATCTTGCATTCTCCAAGTAGTCTCTTTACCTTTAATCTTCGCTGCTATCTCTGCATCAGTGCCAGTGAATCGTAATTCATCAATTATGTACTTCCTACCATTCTCTGCTACTGCCATCCATAGAATAGCGTCTGGAACACGTGCATGAGTGTCTAAAGCCATGTAAACGGTAAAGTTCTCCTTACTGATGTCAAAAGGCTCTATAACGTGTATTTTAGGCTCAAATTCTTTGTGTACCAATCCTAATAGATGTCCAAACTTACCATTCACTCTAGCTTCATACTCTACCTCTGGATACTGAGAGATCATTCTGTCTATGTCTGCTTCTTTTAATATCCCTCTTGTTCCTTCTCTATCCTCACAATTCTCCCAAACGTCTGCGACAATGTAATCTATATTCTTACCATCTCGTTTATCGTAGAGATCGTCTTTGATCCATGCTGAGTATTTTAATGGAGTGAATCCCCAAAAGATTATTGCTCCACGTCTAGTACGAGCTACTGTAGCTAGATAAATATCATTTGGTATCGGTTCATCGAAGTAACAAAATCCTAAATCAGTTGATTCAAACTCTTTAGCATTCTGCTCAGTTGTCATTAGATCGAACTCAAATCCAGTATCAGTAATCCATTTAGCTTCGAATTGCTTTCCTTCCTTCCTAGTATCGTATCTAACGTCGTATCTGTTAGGTGGGAACCACATCTTTAACTCTGGTACAATCTTCTCTTTGATCGTAGTTGGATCAGATATTATTCTCCCCTTCTTAAGATAAGGGAAATCCTTGTAAAGAGGATAATCGAAGAAAGTTTCAGGAGCTTCTCCCCATTCTTCTTTCCATCTACTTCTTTCAATATCATGTTCAGGTGGTCCGAAACATATCGCTCTCATTATCATTGCACAAGTACAACTCTTGCCAACCCCATTGGCTGCACAGTACATATTAACAAAAGACTTGTTCTCTCCTACCATTCTAATGAACTCCTCTCCTTTAACATTAGGAACGAATGTTTCAGCTAGATTTTCCTGGTTTCTTCTTTCCAACTCCTCGTTTATCGCCAACAACTCCTGTAATGAGCTCGGCGGCACGTTCTCTAAGTTCTTCATCACTAGCTCCTTTAAATGTGTGTTCGTGCTTTTCTGTAGCATGTCTTCCTGTTACTTTATTATATTCATTTATTGCTCTTGTCTTTGAACTGAATTCAGCGTTCTGTCTAATGACCGAAGCAAGTTCTAAATCTACTTCTTCATCATTTAAATGATGTTTGTCTAACAATTCGCGTATTCTCTCATTAATGTAAGGCTTAGTCAAGTTCTCGTATGCCATCTGTCTAGCTGTGTTAAACCAACCCTTTTTAGTCTTATCTACATCATAAGCTTCTATAATTGAGTCTACTTTTTTAAATGTTCGTACAAAAAGATTACAAAAGAGTTCTTCTTTTCTTGAAAGAATATGTCCGCTCTTTGTCTTTCCCGTTAATGGTGTCTCATGGATTGTTTCCGACATATTATTTAATTAGATTTACCATACCATCCATCTCCACTACCTGATAATTTGTAATTTATTGATTTGAAACCTTTCTTGTTATTCTTGAGTTTCATCTTCTCCTTCTGTAAATCCCATATTCTATCTTTGAGTTCTAGTATCTCATCTGTGATTTGTTCTTCTCTAGTCATTTATTTAGTTTGTTTTTCTTTACTTTTTTGAGGTCAATCATCTCTCCCAGGCGTTTGAATAGCATTTTGGCTGATTCGTCCACTGGTACATCTCCCCAGAATTGCCATTTGCCATCCTTGTAATCGAAGTATGAACTCTTGCCATCTTTTTCAAAATGTAATAATGACTCTGTATAGTTGATGTTTATTTCTTCCTTGGTCATAGTTATTTGGTTAGTTTGTTTTATGGTCTGATTGTATCCAGTCTTTTCTTTGGTCTTGTTCTTCCATTGTGCTTTTCATTATCTCTTGGCTCTCTACCTCTTTATCCCTAGGCATTATTATCTTCTCTAGTAATTCCAACTTCTCGGCTAGGTCATTGAGCATCTGGGTTGCACTTCTAAACCCAAAGACGTAGCCGTTCTCAACATCGTATACACCAGGCTCCTTCTCCGAAGTCGGCTTCGTTAAATCTAAAGTTCCGTTCTCCTCCATGTAATCTGTAAATTTTTTCATTATTTAGCTGTGTCCAACAAATCAAATATATTATCTGCAAGCTGTTGGTTATATTGCTCCTGTGGACCGTTAGGACCCATTATTTGCATTGAAAACAAAGTATTAGCTGATTCACTCATTAACGTCTGAGTGTAATTGTAAGCTTCGTTATCAAACGTTACCTCCATTTCCTTGTCGTTCTTTTCCTTATATTCAATTACTTTAACATCTGCTTCCTTTTTTATTTCATCCATAGCTTTTAACAATTCTTCCAATTCTTTAGCCTTAGTTTCTGTTGCTTTCTTTCCTTTAGGCTCTTCTTTGTTTTTATCCTCGTATTTCTTCTTATATTCTTCCAGATCATCTCTGAATACCTTTAAAACCTTATCCATGCCGTCCAGGTAATCTTTCAAAGCCAACTTAATAGCTCTACGGAAACTAGATAACTTAGCTCCTTGTGTAATTAGTTTCGGATCTACCCTTGTAGTTAATACAAGTAATCCATCGAAGTCTGAGGTCTTGGCTGTTAGTTTTTTAGCCATTGTGTTTGGGTTAAAATTAAAATTGATCTATATAGTTTCTTACCTTAGCTTTTAACTCACCCTCGTAAACAAAAGCATATAACTCCAATAACTCCTCCTTAAAGATCTTAGAACTCTTGATCTCTTTGGCTCTTATGGTATTCACCTTAGCTCTGTATCTTCCATCTCCTAGACTCTTCCATAACGAATCTAAAATATCGTAACCAATCTCTTTAGTGAACTTCTTTACCTC